CACGACGATGACTGCCACGTACAACTTCAGTGCCAACTTGCGTAATTTCAGAAACATCACCTTCAACACGAAGGTGGACTGTGACGGTGGTGACATTGAATGCCAGCTGTTGATACAAGACACGGCAGAGATTCAGAACTCGACCATCCGCACCAATGCACTGACATCAGTTGCCTGCCTGCAAGACCCGACCTTCGGCACCGACACCGATCTGCATGACACTGACTTCGTTCAGACAGGCGTGGGTCATGCCATTGAGCTGGATATAGTTGGCGGCACCTACACCTTTACCAATCTGACCTTCACCGGCTATGGAGCAGACACCACGGATGATGCAGCACTGGACATCACTGCCGCATCCGACACCACCACCATCAATTACACCGGCTCGCCGCCCACGTTCAAGACAGCAGGAGCCGAGGTGGTCTTGGTCGGTGACCCAGCCACAACCAAGATCACGGTTGAAGAGTCAGGCGGCAGCTTTATCGTGAACGCACGTGTGTTCTTGGAGACAGACGATGACGGTGGTGGCACAGGACTGCCATACCAAGATGCAACCGATACGCTGACATCATCCGGCACCACGGCAACACTGACATCATCGGTAGCGCATGGACTGGCATCGAACGATTACGTTGTGGTGCGTGGTGCAAGCGATCAGTACTTCAACAAGACAGCACAAATTGCGGTGACCAGCCCAACCATCTTCACGTACACGGTGAACGTCGATGCAGGAGCATCAGCAGGTGGCACGCCGGTGTTTTCTTACTGCCCACTCAGTGGACTGACCGATGGCCTCGGCGTCATCACGTCCGACAAGGTATGGCCTGCATCACAAGGGCTGACAGGCTGGACACGTAAAAGCACGTCAGCACCATTCTTTAGACAATCCGCGCTGAGCATCACTGATGCCAGCACCGGCACCGACCTACTGGTCGTACTACAGGCAGATGAATAGATGAGTACATTCGGCAGCACCACCGAAGACGCAGACGGCGTACCCAAGAACATGGATCGCGGCCCGGTAGCGGAAGACTGGAAGTCTCCCGAAGAGCTGCGTGCTGCAATGCGTCTCATCGTTGATGCGAAGGAAGTCATGGGCAAGACGGCGACCATCGAAGGGTTGGCACAACAGGTATCGGTGTTGAAGCAGCAACTGGCGATGACGCACGAGCAGATGCAGTCACTGATTGGCATCTACGGCACGCTACAGAACGAGTTCACGCAGTTCAGGGCACAGCGCACCATCGAGCTGCAATCATGGATCGCGAAGAACGGTGGCAGCACCACACCAGAGGATCACACCTGACATGGCAATGACGCTCGACCCAGCAACCAGAGTCTTCACGATCCTTCAGGGTGACCTGTCGCCTGTGAGCGGGACACTGTACAAGGCTGATACCGATGCACTGCGCATCGAGATGATGTCGTTGCTGGCGAGTGAGCCTTACATCTGGATGCCGGATTCGTACAACCACAACACTGAGGTCGTCGTGGCTGGCGTGACGTATGCACGCACGCTGACGACACTCAATGGCTACAGCTACACATTCTCTCCTGACTCACAGTGGTCAGTGCGACTAGAGGGCAGCAACAACGACTTCTTCGACATTGAAGCAGGCTTCCTGAACCAGAATCAGGTGCAGGTGATCCCAACCAACTCTGCTGGCCTGATCGTCAACGAAGGACAATCACTTGGTCAGGCTGATCTCGACAACATCGAAGACGCAATATGGAATGCTCCCAAAGCAGACCACGAGGTTGCAGACTCATTCGGTGAGTGGGTGGGCAAGAAGCTATTGACGCTATCGGCGTTCATAGGTCTCAAATGAACATGCCTCTCGAACAGTTTGACTTACATGTTGCTCAGCGGCAGTGGACACAGATACAAGCTGTGGGCATGAAGCGGAGCCTGATTGAATTCATCGAGCAGGCATGGCACATCGTTGAACCGGGGAAGGTGTTCAAGGGTGGCTGGCACATTGACGCGATCTGTGAGCATCTCACTTACGTGTCGCTGGGTGACATTGACGATCTGATCATCAACATCCCACCACGACACACCAAATCAACCGTGGTCGCAGTGATGTGGCCTGCATGGGAGTGGACATGGAATCCATCGGTACAGTGGTTGTTCGCTACATACGCAAGCTCCCTCACGTTGCGAGATTCGGTGAAGTGCAGACGGTTGATACAGAGTCCGTGGTATCAGGAACACTTCGGGGATTGCTTCCAGCTGTCGAGCGACCTGAACCAGAAGGGCCGGTTCGACAACAGTTTCTCCGGCTACCGACTCGCAACGTCAGTCGGTGGAACCGCAACAGGTGAAGGTGGTGACCGCATTGTTGTAGACGATGCGCACAACATGAAAGAGATTAACTCCGACACGATTCGTGGCGGTGTTATTGAGTGGTGGAGAGACACCATGTCAACACGTGGCAACGATATGATGAAGCTCGGTCGCGTGATCATCGCACAAAGAGGTCACCACCAAGACCTTCCCGGCCACTGTCTCTCAACTGCTGGGTGGGTGCATCTCAACTTGCCCGGTTACTTCGTACCTAAGACTCGTTGTATCACCAAGGCGAAGAAAGACTCAGTACGTATCATCCCGGTGCGTGACGATGGTATTTTCACGTTCGGTGACGACATCGAACCACTGAAGAAAGATGAGATCATCTTCATTGATCCACGCAAGTACGAGAACGAGCTACTGCAACCGCTTCGCTTTAATCAGGCGGCGATGACGAAGCTCTCGATGGAGCTGACTGAACGTGGTTTTGAAGCCCAGATTCAGCAGAACCCATCGGCCAAGGGCGGCAACATCATGAAGGAGCATCACTGGCGTGAGTGGACTGAGAAAGAGCTGCCAGAGATTCAGATGGTCATCCAGTCCTATGACACGGCATTTGAAGAAGACGAAGAGGCTGACTTCAGTGCCCGTACCACATGGGGTGTGTTCGAGTACGAAGAGCGGCTCAATCCGAAGCTGCCATGGACGGCACAGTACAAGGGACAGACACGGTTGTGTTTGATCCTGATGGAGCGCATGAACAAGCGCATGGAATTCCCAGAGCTGCGTGAAAACGCTATGGAAGCGGCACAGCTGTGGAAACCTGACCGGGTGCTGGTCGAGAAGAAAGCATCAGGGCACTCTCTGGCGCAGGAGCTGCGGCGTGCTGGGTTACCGATTGCTCGAATTAAAGTCACTGACTCGAAGTTCGTGCGAGCGCACGCTGCCTCTCTTGTGCTTGAGCGTGGTTGCATCTTCTATGTGAAGCGCAACTGGGCACAAGAGGTGATCAAGCAGTGCGGTAACTTCCCAGCCGATGACCATGACGATCTGGTTGATTCCTGCACCATGGCGATGCTCTGGCTACGCAAGAAGTGGAGCGCCGACTTCCTCGATGACGATGACGATAACGACAACCTGATGAACCACATTAACAAACCTGTGCGCATGTATGGCGGCACAAGAGGGGCAAGGTAATGGCAGCTTTAGTAAACCCACCAAGAATTGACGAGATGCCGCAAGACGAAGAGCAGATGGAAGGCATGTACGGTGACGCGCAGATAGTCAGGCGCGGCAATCGAGCTACTGTCGATTTCAATCCGGGCGCATCACGTTTCTCTCAGGATGACAGCGATGAACACTCAGCGAACATCATGTACGACCTTGATCAACGTGAGCTGTCTGCCCTTGCCAATACCATCATTGAGTGGGTGGATGTTGACCTAGAGTCGCGCAAGGACTGGGAGCAGCGCATGGAACAAGCCATGGAGCTGTTGGGCCTGAATAACATCCCGCTGGAAGAGCTGCCATTCGATGGTGCGAGCGCAGTGACGTATCCGCTCATCGGTGAGGCGGTGGTGCAGTTCCAGTCACGTGCCATCGAAGAGATTTTCCCATCCGAGGGGCCGGTCAAGGTGAAGATGGTCGGTGAGGTGACGCAGGAGAAACAAGATCAGGCTGAGCGCGTCAAGAATCACATGAACTACCAGATACTCGATCAGGATCGCAGCTACTTCTGGCAGGTTGATTCGATGCTGTTCTATTTGCCGATTGGTGGGTCAGCCTTCAAGAAGACCTACCACGACACAGTGTCTGAGATGGTCGTGAGCCGGTTCATCAAGTCACCAGATTTTATCGTGCCGTACATCGCCACCGACCTTGCTTCCGCACCGCGCTACACGCATCGGATGTTCAAGAACGAAACAGAGATGAAGAAGCTGTTCGAGTCAGGCTTCTATAACGAGATCGACCTGCCGCTTGTTACTCCGTTTGCCACTGACACGATTGATGATCGTGAGCGTGAAATGCAGGATCGGGCAGACTCGCGTTCAGCTGACGTTCACTCCGATGACAATGTGTACACCATCCTTGAGTGTCACTGTGATCTTGAGGTCGAGATGGATCAGGATCGCTACGGTCGTAAGGCACCACTGCCATACATCGTCACGGTCGAGCGTGAGACACGTGAGGTGCTATCAGTACGCAGGAACTGGAAAGAATCAGACAAGCTGATGATCAAGCGCATCTGGTTCACGCACTACAAGTACCTACCGGGTATCGGCTTCTATGGCTTCGGTCTGCTGCACATGATCGGCAGTGTGGCTGAGGCAACGTCAGCGACGTTACGTGCGTTGCTCGACT